CTGCTTCGGGACCGTCTTCACCAATCATTGCAAGTGTAGGTTTATTCACTATTCCACCTTTAGCTAAGGCAGGTATATAGGAAATTTTTCCGATATTAACCCCGGGCAACTTGTTCAAAGTTCCTGTAACAGAATTTGAGGCGTTTATAAGTTTATTTATTATGTCTATAACAAAGTTCACCATTCCTTTGAATGCTCCTTTTATTGAGTTTATTATATTTTCAGTAACTCCTGTTATTCCACTCCAAGCTGTCACAAATGCACCAGTTATCAAATCTTTCGCACCACCGATGAAGTTTACTACGCCACTAATTCCACTTGTAATCACTTCTTTAACCCCTAATATTGTAATCTTTACAAAGTTAAAAACATTATTCCAAGTTGTAGTCCAAGCCGTGCTTATTCCGCTTAATATTGAGCCAAAAAAATCATAAATACTTTGCATTATACCAAAAATAAAGATTTTAATATTTTCAAAGCCAGTAACAAAAAAATCTGTAATACTAGTAATTATCGTTTCAAGTCCTGACAATAAGGCGTTCCACAGCTCAATAGCTTTGTCCTTTAACCACAACAAAGAATAAATAACGTTGTCTGCCATTATAGAAAAAGCTTCTGAAAACTCATCTCTTTTTTGATACATTATTACGCCTAGGGCAACTATTGCGGCAATAAGTAGTGTTATTGCTGCAATAACTAAAACTATTGGGTTTGCTGATAAAAACAAAAGTGCTGTACCAATTGCTGTTATAGCCGTTATCAGAGGTCCTGATATTGCAATAACTGCACCAAAAGCTAAAATAACTTTTTGTGTATTATCACTCAACCCAGTGAACCACTGCATTAATGCTGTTATTTTTGCCATTACGGCAGTAATGATAGGCAAAAGTATATCACCAAGAGCAACTTTCATATTTATGAATTGTGCAGAAGTTTGCTGTAATTTTTCCGCATAAGTTACGTTCAACTCACCAGCGTTTTTTAAGTCTTGTTCAGCTGACACCATTACGGCATTCATAAGTGCCTGCTGTTGTTCCGCTTCAGTTAGACTGTCTGCTGTTTTGCCTATTGATTTTGCGTAATTTTCGTTTGCCTCTCCAACCTTAACAATAATACCAAGGTTGTCCAAAATTAATGGTGACCCCCTACCAATACCAGTAACAATATTATCAAAAGCCTCTGCCGTTGTTATTCCCATATCACGAGACTTTAGCCTTGCTACCTCCATAAGTGCAACCATTTTTTCAGTGTTGTCGGCAACACCAAGAGACATTGCTTTGTTCGCTTGTAGCATTATGTCTTTTTGTGACACTGCCCCACCAGAGGCTTTTTCGAGAGATTTAACTAGGTCTTCTGAATTAATACCAAATCTTTTCGTCAATCTATCGTAACCGTCGCTTATGTTAGACATTTGACTAGCACTTTGCACAGAAAAACCAGCCAATGCAGTGGCTGGTAAGGTTATGTATGTTGACATACTCCTGCCAACGGATTTCATTGTGTTAGCGTGTTTTTCAAAACTTTCGGATATTGTCCGCATACTCTTTGTAAACTCGTCTTTTAATTTTATCGATATTGATACTTGCTTGTCTGCCATTTTTACGTTTTTTTACGTTTTCTATCTTTTTCTTCTAGATATATTTTTATTTTAAGTATGAAGTCAAGGCTTGCGTTGTAATACTCTTCCTCAGTCCAGTGCATAAGCATACAAACCCTTAACTTTCCTACATCTTCGTGTGCCGCAACTCCATTTAATGAATCCCTGAATGCAATATAGTCATCACAATCCAGAATTGTTGCCTCGCTGTTTAGCTTTTTTTTTCTTCTATTTCTTTTGCTTTTTTACCAAAGTCTGTTTCAAAAAACAACTCTTGCAAATCAGTCAAAGGCAATAAGGCAAGTGATGTTCTATTAATCGGAAGTTTGCCACTTTCGTTTTCCAAATTCCAATCAATTATCATACAAGCCAAGGCTTCAAAAAGGAATTGTTCTTTAGGGACGGCAGACACTTTTTCAAAATCTCCTGCCGTCATTACTTCACGAATTATAATTTGTGACCCCTCTACGCTAGGCAGTGACCTTGTTAATGTTTTTAAATTTATGTAAACCATGTTTTATTAAATTAAATGTTAATAAGAAGCCGTAAGGTTAGTAAGCACGCACGAATCAATAACTTTGCTTGTAGATTTGTCGTAAAAAGCTTTAAAGCTTAAAGTTTGTTCTACAATGTCCCCTGCTCCCGAACTCTTTGAAGTTTCCTTAAAATATACTTTTGATAAATCAATAGTGAACTTAGGGTGTGAAGATGTTCCAATTGTTACATCTGCATTCTCAATTGCTATTCTCATAGCTCTTGAAGTTCCTGCTAATGCATAACCCTCATAAGTCAAACTATCCATTGTTAGCGTCAATTCTCCCTCTATTTGAACAAGTCCGTTTAAGAAGTCCACTGGTGTTACTGATCCTAACACGTTTTCAGCAACTACATTTTTTGAAATGTTAATTGAGAAAGATTTTACAGGAATTGCGCTTGAGGCTGTAAGTCCAGATACGGCACTTGCCATTTTCAGACTAAAATCTTGAGGTCTGAATATTGTCTCATTGTTGCAAGTAGGTGTTATTGTTGCACTTTCTCCAGCTTTCGCCATTACGTCAGCCGAAAAGTCTAGTATTTTTCCACGTTCAAATGCAACCTCTAAAGAATTGATCATTGCGTTTGCGTACTTTTTATCACCGTTTGGGCTGTCATAGAATACAGTCAATGATTGGTGTTGTGCAGTTTCTGCGATTGTGAATGTATGATCATATACAACAGTTTCGCCTGAATGTAATGCACTAGATACTGTACCTAGAGCCGAATTCAAAACCAAACCGAAAGACTCTGCAGTTATATTTGCTCCAATACTTCCAGTAGATGATTTTGCTTCTATAAACGAATCAGAGGCGTCAACAATAGTACAACCCATAGAATCGTTATCGATATATTCTGGTTTGTCCTCAAGCTCGAAAGCTCTAGTTTGTAAATAAAAGTCTGCTGTTGCCTCTGCAGTTCCTCTTGTAGCCTCTTTTGCAATACCTACGTTTATCAGTTTTGCGATGTATTTTGTCATCTTTATTTATTGTTATATTTTTTATTGTATTTTTCGATTGCCTGCTCTGTATTCTCCGCTTCGATTATCTCTGACGGTCTGCCCTCTTGTGAGGGTATTAGATACTTTTGTAATTGTTTTTTCATAATTTGTTTTTAACAAATATTTTTAATTGTTCTAACCGAAACGGTAATATCAGTATAGAATACATTAATATCTCCAAGACTTCCAACTGATATATTGCTACTTCCTGATACTATTATATCATAACAATCACCTGACAATGTAGTATTAGATTTTTTTCTCAATTCTGCCATTACAGAATCAATAATAGTAAGCAATGCCGTTGTTGTTGTTGTGTCGTTCGTGTCTGTTGATACTTTCTCTAACATAACACGTAAAACGTAATTAATAGTTAAAGAATTGCTACAATTATCTTGCGCCTCCTCCTTGAAGTCATTGACAATCACTGCGATTGCGGGAGTTCCAGTAACAACAGTAGGCACATCATAATATACCGAATCAACTCCGATACTTGCCTTAATACTGTTCAATAATGCTATTATTTTTGTTCTTGTTGCGATTATACTCATATAATATCTGTTAGATTATCTTTGAAATTCTTAACTATTATCTCTGTTTTTTTCTCCACCGCTCCAGTAAAGTATAATCTCGGCTTAATTGTTCCACCTCTCCAAGTTTTCCCACCAAACTCTTGAATCCTTGCATATACCTTGTCTGTTCCTACTTCTGCCCATTCCCAACCGTGTACCTTATGCGTTATGCTCCGCCTCAAATCTCCTGTTTTGTATGGAGCAAGTATTTTTGCTTCATTTTGTAGCTCTAAAGCCCCTTGCTTTAGAGATAACTTCATCATCTCTTTTGTTTTTTCAGGAGCTTTTTTAAAAGCTTCCTTAACTAGCTTGTCATCAACCACAATACTAAAATTACTCATCTTGATTGAGTGTTATTTTTGTTATTCTTATTCCTCTTGTGACGGTGTAATCAACACTAGAAACATAAAAATCCCCTGTGTACTCTCCTGTTAATGTTATTTTGTCGTACTTTTCACAAAAGTTACCAAGTATTATTGCAACGTACGTCTTCACTGCTGAATCAATACCAAGTACTGCCCTTAATTCCGCACTAGCAACTGACACAAGAAGTGGCAAGTTTGATATATACGGCGTTGTGTCGTACTTCCTTATTCCTGATACTGCCGTTCTTTTATATACAGTCCCAATAGAATTAGAAAACATAAGTACAGCGGTAATTATTTAATATTTTTTGAACATCTTTATTTTCCGAAAAATCAAAAGTATAGCTGTTATCCAGTTCTGATAAGTTATTAAGACCGATATTTTGTCTTTGGTTAAATAATCTTGTCACTATCAAAAGCAGTGCAAGGTCTATTTCCGCAGGGACTTCTGAATCCTTATATCCACAAGTATAAGATACTTTGTATTGTTTTGAGTAAGGACTTTTTGAGTACTGGCAAAAAACCTTTGTTTTATCAAAATACAGTTTGCTTAAATCCTCATCGGTATCCGCAACCCAATCAAAGTTTGAATCAAGATATTTTATTGCCGTCACTGTTCTGATAGGCATTCTATTCAAATAAAAATTATTACCGTTTGCAGTTTTGATTTCTTCTGTAACTGTTGTGTAGCTACTAGCTCCACTGAATTTTATATTTGTATAGTTTTCAACTATTGTTTTTGCTTCGGCAATTAAAGAATCTATAAGAGTATCATATAGAGTGATTGTCGTTGCTCCGTATATCCTAACTTTAACATTGTCTTTTGTTATCATTATTTTGTTATTAATGAAATTAAGCTACCCATAACTGTCAACATAACAACCCCAACCATTCCGTACACTATTTTCTCAACCATTTTTGAAGCAAATTTTTGTTCCGCTGTATTTATAAATCTTTCCACCAACTCCTTAATCTCTTGATGTTCTTTTGTGTTCATTTCTTTCAAGTTAGAAATCTCGGTTTCTACTTTTGCCACTCTTTCGGTCAATGCCATAGGGTTATGGGTTACTTTCTGTGTGCATTATAGCACAAAAAAATAAAAACAATAAAATGCTAGAAAAACATTAAAAAACAAGCCTTTTTAAAGCTTGTTAATTAAGAAAGTTGTGTAAAACCATATCTATAAGCCTAAAACTCGTTTAATCGAGCGTAAATAAGCTATACTATATATAGAGGCATTTTGTTTAAAAACACCCCTATATATAGACGTTTTTATAGATTTTCGTTCATTTCTTTTTCAGTTTTTAGTTTTGTGTAGTCAAAATTAAAACTTTTCACGCCTTCAATTGTAAGATTGTTGCTAACATTGTTGAATTCGTCTGCTCCTACTCTGTGCCATATTCCAATATTATCAATATAGAATGCTCGGCAATCTGTAACTCCGTCTTCTATCTCCACATTGAATTTTGTATAATCGTTCGCCATTTTTTTGTTGTTATATTAATACTGTATGATCATTGCTATCATATTCCACCGAACCGTCTGGATTATAAGATATTCTTGCACCCAATCCGATATTTTTTATTATTCTTGTATCCTGTGCAAGTACGTTATCAACAGAATATAATCTAAAATTCTTTTTAGGCGAAACGGTGTTGATGTAGAAATATCCTCTGTCTGATAGGTCTGCAATAACAAGCGTTGCCATATCAAACTCTTTCGCAACTCCAGTTCCGCTAGTGAAGAATATAAAATCAACATCAGCAAGATATATAGCGTCGCTAGTTAAGTGGTCCGCAAACTTAAACTTCGTTTCAGCTCCATTATAAAATCTGCCTGCGATTGTATTAGATATTCTTGTATATCCAGTAGGTGGAGTAACTACAATTTCAGCCATTGCTTTTGTGTTTGGAACCCTGATAGACAAAGCCCCCGATTTTGTCAAAAGCGTATAACCATATAGAATATTATGATGTGTATAGGCACTATTCTGTCCCCATGCACTCGCCTCTGTTACGAAAGCCATTTGATATTGCACCGAATTGCAAACATCGGTTACCTTTGTTCCTCCACCCTCCGAACACGGCACGTTAAGTATACAAGTTGTACCTCTGCTAATCCTTATGTTAGAAACATTAAGCCCAACTGAACCATAAGCTCCTGTATAACCATCAATTCCATAAGACAAAAATGTGAATGTTATATTATCGCCATTGCTTGTTGTGCCGACTGCGACAGTATTACCAGTTAGCGTTGTTCCTGTTCTCAAGTTCGTTAGAG